CCCCAAGCGTTCGTGGACAGCCAACGCCGTACCCACAACCAGCGATTTGGTTGCCAACGAAATAGCTTTCAATTTCCAAGACAACAAGCTGTTCACGCGCAACCCGACCACCGGCAACATCGTCAGCGTGACGCTTGGCGGCGGTGGCGGTGGCGGCTCCGCAAGCATCGTTGAGGCGACGACAGTGGCCGGTTTTCCCGCGACGGGCAGCGCAGGAACCATCTACCACGCGACTAATGCTCGACGCCTTTATTTCTGGGACTCGTCAGGCGTGTACGTCGAAGCAGGAACTTCTGGCGGCGGCGGCAGCAGCAGCGCCGCAATCTCATGGTCATCCGTTCCATCGTCCGCAACGGCAACGGGAACTGCCGGCCAGATAGCTTATGACGGGTCGTATTTCTATCTCGCGTCTGCAACCAACACATGGGTTCGTGCGGCAGTATCAACCTGGGTGCCATTTGCACCAACCGCCATCACCGGCCTGCAACTCTGGCTGGACGCGAGCGACGCATCAACGCTGTACGACGCCACTACCGGCGGCTCGCTCGTCTCCGCCAACGGCGCGGTTGCTAGGTGGGAAGACAAGTCTGGCAACTCGCGCCACGCCACGCAGTCAACTTCTGGATACAGGCCATTGCGAAAGACGGCGCAGCAAAACGGGCTCGCCGCGCTGGAGTTTTCTGCGAGCAGCAATCAGCGAATTGCCGTCTCTGGCAGTGCGGCATCGCTTAACTTCCTGCACGCCAGCGCGTACACGATTTTCTGCGTCGTGCGTGCTGGCCTAGCTGCATCGCCCAATGTCCTGAATCCAATTGTCTCGACGATCAGTACGTTTTCTGGGCTCCCCGGAATGGCGATTTACCACGACGACCGCTCAAGTATTCCCCGCTCAAGCAGGATCGGGCACAGCGTGCTGAACAGCAGCGACGGCATCTTAGGCTGGACGAGCGCTGACAATTTCTTTCCAGCAAATGCCTTTGGTGTTTTGACGATGACCGGCGACATGACGAGCGCAACTGCCAGTGTGAGGGCAACCGCTTACAACACCGCAGGCGTCAGCGCATCCGCTCCATCAACGTCAGGCTCCGCGTCTGTCGCATCGTCGCAGTCGGATTTCACAATCGGTGCGTTGTCGGAACAGTTCTGGCTCACGGGACAAGTTGCTGAAATTGTCGTCTACAACTCGGCGCTATCTAGCACAGACAGGAACTCCGTTTGTGCATACCTCACGTCGAAATGGGCTGTTTCGTGAGCGACAACGAAACACTCACTGGCGCGAACTACTAAGGACTCACTTATGCCATTCTCATTCCCAGCATCGCCCAGCGTGGGCCAGACATCGACGCAGAACTCGCGGCAGTATGTCTACGTTGGCAATAACGCTTGGGAGCTGGTGGCACCAACTGCCATTGTCAGTAGCGTTGCCGGTCGCACTGGCGCTGTGACGCTCACGGCGGCAGACGTTTCGGGCGTGGCTGCGTCATCTGCCACCGGCATCACTGGCGCGACGGCGATCACCAACATCGTATCAATGACGCAGTCGTCGTATGACGCTCTCGGATCGAAGTCATCCACAACTCTCTACATCATCAACGGGTGAGTAGTGGCGATTAATCTCGGCACAGCAACACCATCGGCGTACAAGCTCGGCTCCGCGAGCGTGTCAAAGGTTTATCTTGGCACGTCACAAGTGTGGCCGGTTGCGGCGTCGTTTTCACCGATGGCGGTGCTGCTCACGAGCGGAACTAGCTACACGGTGCCATCCGGCGCAACGAGCATGAAGGCATGGGCCGTGGGCGGTGGTGGCTATGGATATGGCGGCGGTGGCGGTGGGACGGCATACAAGACGTGGACAGTAACAGGCGGATCGTCTGTTGCTTACGCTGTTGCGCCTGCTGGCACAACCGGAGGAGTGGCGAGGCAGGCAAGCACAACGGTGACTTATGGCGGAGCGACTATTAGCGGGCAGAGTGGTCGCACAACAGGCACCGGAACGACTTGGTACGGCACCTACTCTGGTGGTGACGGAGGCGCAAATGGCGGCGAGGGGCAGCAGTATGGTGAGCGCGGCGGCCCTGTCGGAGGCAATGGCACTGTCGCCTCATGCGGTCGCAGGCAAATGATTGACGTATCGGGACTTAAGGCAGCAGTTAGTCTGGCTGGTGGGAAAACCGTAGAGGACTGCGGCGCGACTGCGGCGTTTGGTTCGGGCGCATCAGGAAAGTTTGACACAACAAAAGCGTCAGGATACGGCGGCGGCGGCGGCACAAGCAGCAGGTCCGGCGGGTCCGGCGCCGTGGTTCTCTATTTCACATAGGTTCGTTATGGGCGAAGTCTTGCGATCTCCTGTTACTGGTAATGCGGTATTGCTGACGCCGCGTAGCGGCAGTCACTCGCTGGCATCGGCTGCGATCACGGCGTGGTATCCAAACACTGTCGTACCAGACGGGCAGCATCCGGCGGGCTCGCTTCCGCCTGAGTCGTGGAACGGCGAGTCGGGCTTTGGACTTATTGTCCGAAACCCAGTCGAGCGTTTTAGATCAATGGTCGCACATCGGCCGTGGCGGACGCTTGAGGAGCATCTAGACGCCCCTGCTTATGGCAGGCTTCCGAAAGGGACGTTTGCACGCTACTTCCGCTTTGAAGATCAGCTAAACGAAGCCGCCGAGTGGCTGGGACTGCCGACTCCGCTGCCGCAAGAGGACGCGACCAACGAGGCCGACAAGCCAATGCTAACGGCAGAGCAGGAGGCCCGCGTGCGGGGCATTTACGCTGAAGATATCGCACTGTGGGAGTCGTTGCAGTGACTGACAACGAAACCATCACCGTCGCCCTGGCCTACGCAGCTCTTGCGCTGGTAGGCCCGTTTGTTCTCACGCGACTTGTGAGGTGGGCGGAAAGCAGCGAAGCGCAGAGTCTGGCTGTGGAAATCGGGACGGCAATTGAGGGGGTGGTGAGATGAGCAGCGTCCTGCGAGGCATCGCCGACAGCCTAGCAATTGGTTTGCAGTCCGTGACGTGGGACATCACGTCCACCGTTGTTGAGCGTAAGAACTGGGCGAACATCGACGTAGACGCTATGAGCGTTCCTCGAGTGTTTGTTGTTCCAGGCAACGCAGACGTGTCGCGTCTTAGCCGTCAGATTATGCAAGTCGATTACACCGTGACGATATTCGTTGGTCGGCACGTCACGACGGACGCTGAAGTTGACGGAATGCTTGACCTCGCCGACAGCGTCATGCTCCAGGTGCGTGCTCATTCGTTCGGGCAGACAGTGACGTGGCCGGCTGGCGTGACGAGTCCGCAGACGGTCGCCATCGACTTGAATCCCGACGACGCACTGACAGAGCGGAACGTCTGGCGGGCAGTGATTACGGCGACGTATCGGGTGTTTGAGAGCAACGTGCTGCCGACTGTTTAGGAGGCCGGCATGTCCATCGTTGCAATTGACCCGTCGTTCTTCCCGGCACCGTTTCGATTTCGTGTAGGGACGAAGTTCAAGTGGGACTTGCCAAAGGTCAAGAAGATGCTTGGTGATGCGAACGCGCGTTCGCTCAAGAAGGCTGGGCGAGTTGTGTTCAATGTCGCTCGCAATAAAGGCAGCGTCATTAGCCGCAGAACACCGAGGCCGAAGACAGACATACGGTACAAGATAGGCGAGCGGCAGGGATACGAGCTGTACGCCGTGATCGACAAGGTGCCAAAGTCCGACATTGTGACCAGCTGGAAGACGAGCCGATTCCCTGACGGCTTCCTCTGGAAAAGCATCATGTATGACTACAGCACAACCAGCAAAACGGCGATTATTGGCCCTGGTGACACCCGAGGCTACAAGGTGGCTTCGCTCCAGGCGTACGGCGGCACGGCGAAATACTGGTTTCAGCCATTTGCCAGAAAGGGTCAGTCCAAGTACAGCCGCAAGGTGTACGGTCGTCTGACGAACTCGCAGCCAATGGCAGGCGGCAGGAACGGCGTTCCGCAGATGGGCGTCTTCTCGTTCACGCGGCAGCTGCGTGGCAGAGAGTACATGGAGCGAGCCACGAAGATCGCCTTGGCGTCTGGCAAGATTCCAGAGCAGTGGCGCAACGCACTTCGCTACGGCGGCGGAATCTAGCCACGGCACACCCGGTCTAGTTTCCGCCCTGCTGCCCATACCGTGAGCAAACCAGCCGCACCGCTGGCACTCTCACACAAGGGCAAGCCATGCCTACTACCACAACCACCGCCAGCGTCGCTCTCGGTAAGGACGTCACGATTGGTGGCGTCAACAACGTCAGAACATGCACGGTTTCAAGCTCTGCAAGCGATGTTGATGTCACCAAGCTTGGCGACACTTCGCGCAAGTTCAAGAAGACTCTGATTGAGCAGACCATTGAGCTTGAGTGCGTTGATGCTCCAGGCGTCAGTGCAGGCGGGTCGTTCACAATCTCTGGCACTTCGACAGGAAACGCCACGTTCATCTGTACCAATGTTTCCAAAAGCGCTCCGATTGATGGCATTGTGACATACACGGTTTCTGGATCTCGCTCTGCCTAGGCTACGGCCAAGGCCACCTAATCACACTCACGCATAGGAACAATCACAAATGGCTGTCACTCTTGGAAGAAGCGGCGAAACTCCTCCAGTCGGCACAAACATCATTTCGGCTACATACACCGAAGAGTGCGATACGATTGACATCACAAATCGCAGCAACTCAGGTGGCAAAAAGATCAGCAGCGCTGGTTTTGTCACGAAGACGTGGGAAATTGAGTGCCACGACGCGACCGGCCTGCAAGCGAGCCTTGACGGCACTGCGTCAGGATTCAGTGTTACAAGCATCACGGAGAACATCAGCGTTGATGGGGCAATAACGTTTAGCGTGACATTGAAAGAGATGGCCTGATGGCGATCACGCTTGGTAAGGACTGCACCATCAGCCTTGATGACGGAACCATCGCAAGCGCTCGCAGCGTGACGCTAACAGAGTCAGCACGCACCATCGACGTCAACCCGTTCGGGAGCCGCTACGCAGCAATCTACAGCACAGGGTACGAATGCACGGTGAACGTTGAGTTCAACGACGCTACCGACCTGGGCTCGGCGTTTACCAAGATGCACACAGGCGGAACTTTTGAAGTTAGGGGCGGCGCTGGTGGGTTTTCATTTTTTGCAGTGCTGACAGGGATAAGCGAGACGGAATCAATTGATGGAGTGGCGACGTTCACGCTGGAAGGAAAAATGACCGACACGAGTCTAAAGAGGTAGCAGGCATGCGTGAGTTTCGTGATGACCAAGGCAGGCCATGGCAAGTGGCGTTGACCGTCGCTTCTGCCCTGCGTGTCCGCGACAACGTCACAGTTGACGTCGTGGACGAGCAGACAGGCGAGAGGAAGCCTGTGCCGTTTGACTTGGTGGACGCTGCGAACATCTCGCAGACTTTCCAAGTGCTGCGAAGCCAGTACGCTAAGATTGGCGAAATCCTCTATGCGTTGCTGACCAAGCAAGTTGAGACCAAGGGACTGTCGCGGGAAGACTTCCTTGACGGTTTGCGTGGCGATTCGCTGGACGCTGCAACGAAAGCGCTTGAGCAGGAACTTGTCGATTTTTTCCCGCAGCGCCTCCGCAAGATGATCTCGTTGCTCGCTCAGAAAATGGACGAGGTCGCAAACGAGATGTTGGGTCGAGCGGAGGCGGGACTAGAGAAGGCGACGGTCGAGAGTCTGGCCGGAGCGTCTGGGACGCCATCTGGGAAGCCGCAGGAATCCTCGGAGTCCATCCAGGCGAGTGGACCGTCAGACAACTCTTCGCCGCTCGTGACAGCCGCCTAGAGCATCAGTGGTGGCATACCGCCAACCTGTTAGCGCAGGCAGCAAATATAAACAGGGACAAGCACTCGGCGAGAGTAGACCCGCGAAAGCTCAACCCATACGCCAAGCAGCCCAAGCCACGGCAAGCCACGCCGGAAGACCTGGCTAGGCTGTTCGGCAAGGACTGGCAGAAACACGTATGAGTTCCGCAGCAGTCAAAGCCGGCGGCGTGTTTGTCGAGATCGGTGCCGATCCGACAAAGTTCTTTGCGGCCCTCAAGGGTGTCAACAAGAACATCGGGTCAATCGGCAAGGCGATGACGTCTGCCGGCACGAAGATGGCAGCTTTGGGGGCTGGCGTCGTCGGCCCGATCTTCGCCTCTGCGGCAGCGTTCGCAAATGTTGGCAGTGCGCTCTTTGACATGAGCAAGCGGACGGGCGTTGCGACCGAGTCGCTGTCAGTGTTGCAGTTTGCGGCCGAGCAGACAGGCACCGACATGGGTGGCGTTGAGATTGCCGTAAAGAAGATGCAGAAGGCAATCTTCGCCGCCGGCAGCGGCAGCAAGGAAGCTGCGGAAGCTCTTGCGATGGTGGGTCTGTCTGCTGGCGACCTAGAGGGGCTGTCTGCCGATCAGCAGATGGGAAAGATTGCAGATGGTCTGATGGCAATCGAAGACCCTGGTGCAAGGGCTGCGATTGCCATGAAACTATTCGGCAAGTCTGGCACGGCGGTCCTGCCGATGCTTGAGGGCGGGTCTGCTGGCATGGCTGCATTTGCTGATGAAGCAAAGCGGCTCGGCCTGATTATGGACTCCGAGACGGCTGCGAAGGCTGACTCGCTGGGTGACGCAATTGACGCCGTGAAGTCTTCGATGAGGATGGCGTTCATCCAAGTCGGCTCAGCAGTGGCACCAATCCTGACGCAGCTGGCTCAGGGGCTTGCCATCGTTGCAGCCAACGTCGGGAAGTTCATTAGCGAGAATCAGGCGTTTGTAGTGTCCGTGCTCAAGGGCGGTGCTGCACTTGTGGTGGTTGGCGGCGGCGTGACTGTGCTTGGGCGCTCTATAACTCTCGCCTCTACGTCGTTCGGCACTCTCGGCAAGGCAGCATCTCTGGCTGTGTCGCCACTGACAATGCTGATCGGCAGCGCCAGCGGCGTCGCCAAGAGCTTTTCCCTAGTGGCGATGCCTGCCACGCTTAAGCTCGCAAACACCGTTGGCTCGTCAATGTTGGCGGCGTCTGGTTCTGTGACATCGTTTGCCGCCACGGCTGGCAGTGCGATGGCTGCATTTGCCACGTCATCCGCTACGGCGCTGGCAGGATTCGCTGCATCAAGTGCAGCCGGGTTTGTTCGGATGAGCGGTGCAGCATCCGCATCCGCTCAAGCGATGTTCCCGGTGTTCTTCACGGGATTCAATCGCGGCATCGCTGCCGGCGCTGGCTTTTTCTCGGCTACTCTTCGAGGTCTCAACGGCGTCGTGATGGCGTCAAGTGCTCTGCGTAGTGCAATGTTCGCTGTGTCTGGTTCCGGCATGGCTCGCTTTGTCAGCGACATCGTCGGCGGCCTGACGCTGACGTATAAGTCTTTTGTCTGGTGGGCTACTGGTGCGTCAGCACGGATGGCACAATACGCCGCCAATCTCACGGGTGCTGTGGGCAAGACGATTGCATCGACGGCTGCGATGTCTGCGGCGTGGCTTGGCACGGCTGCTCGTGGCGTGGCTACGTTCGTCGGCTCTGCCGTGGCTGGCATCGGCACCTATCTCGGTGCCGCTGCTATGGCTGTGGCTGGCTCTGTGGCGTCTGCCGCTGCGGTGGCAGCTGCGTGGCTCGCACCGCTCGCACCACTGCTGCTCTTGTCTGCTGCTGCTGTAGGCGTCGGCGTCGCCGTCAAACAATTCGGCCCGCAGATCGCCGGTGCCTTCTCTGGTCTGGCTGGCTACGTGACCGAGGCTGGCGGTGCTATCGCTGGCGGCTTTTCAACTGCCGTATCTGACGGCATCGCCGTCCTCGGCGACCTCGCCACAACTGCCACGACCACCTTCAACGGAATCTATGAATCCGTTGCTGCCGGCGACTTGTCCGGTGCGATGGACGTCCTCTGGGCGGGGTTGCTCGCCGGCTGGCTGCGTGGCGTTGAGGCGTTGATGTCGTACGTTGATCCCATGACGTCCATGATGCAGAACACTTTCACGTACCTGTCTGCCACAGTCCTTGAAATCTGGGACGGAATGCTGAATCGAATGGCGGCAGGATGGGACGTGATGGAGTCAAATGTTCGTAAGGGCTGGAACTTCTTGAATGCAGCGTTCCAGGGCGCAGACCAAACCGCACTGAATGACGTCGCTATTGATAAAGAGATGAGGCAGCGAGCATCTGCACGCGGGAAAGCTGTGCCACTGGATTACGCTGGTGCTGCTGACTCAGTCGCCGCTGGCCGTGAGGCGGCAAACGGCCAGCGAGCCGCTGACCGTCGTGCTGCCACTGTCGCAGCTGAAAGAGCGCTGTCGTCAATGGTTAGCGGCAAGTCTGCGACTCGAGCCAAGAACTCGCAAGCAGACGATCTCTTGGCGTCCATCAAGGGCGCCACGTCAGTTGACCAGCTGGCTGGCGTCGGCGGTCTAGGTGATCAGTTCACGACAATGCGTGACCTCGGGAGGCTTACGAGCGAGCAGGAAACGATGCTGTCTGACGCTCTGGATAAGGCTGCGGAGGGTCTCACCGCAACGGCGACTGGCGGAGCAAAGGGGGCAGGCGATCAATCTGCCACCAGCAAGGCCGAAGTCGCTGGCACCTTCTCCAGCGTCAACCTCGGCGGCATGGGTTTCGGATCGTCGCTCGCTGAACGCACGGCGAAGGCCGCGGAGGAGACTGCTAAGAACACACGCAATCTCTCCGGCGACGGAAGGGTGGCAGCGTAATGGCAGACCTTGTTTGGGTAGAAGACGGCGACTCGCGTCAAGCCACGATTGTGCGTCGTGGCAAGAAGGCGACGTCGTCGTACGTGAAGTCATACAAGATTTTCGGCACTGCCGACGACACGGTGCTGCACAACGCCGTCAACGCCGAAATCAGCAACAACGGAAGATACTGGCAGTACCCTGGTTCCACCGGCATGCAGCTGATGGCAGAGTCCTACTCTGTCTCGTTCCTCGGCGACAATGCGTGGCAAGTCACGATTCAGTATGAGAAGACCGGTGCCGAGACGGAAGAGACTGAACCGCTGAAGCGCTCGAGGTCGTTTGACACGACCGGCGGGACTCAGCACATCACGCAGGCTGCTCAAGGCGACCTATTCAGCGTCAAGGGGAACACTGTCACTACATCAAGCCCAGAGCGGCGATTTCCTCCTAGTGCGCCGGTGATGAGCGGTGCAATCGGTGTTGATTCAAATGGAGTCAACGGCGTCGATATTGTGGCGCCACAGCTTCAATGGCAAGAGCAGTACGACGTTCCCAACAAGTACGTGACGAGTACATACATACGTGGTCTTGCCGGAATTACTGGCACTGTCAACAACGCTGCCTTCCGTGGCTTTGCTGCTGGCGAGGTTCTCTTTCTCGGCTGCTCTGGCAATCAAGAATGGGACGACCAGAAAGGCAAAGGCCCGTGGTCGCTGACGTATCGATTTGCGGCATCGCAGAACGTGACCAACAAGACGATCGGCAACATTTCTGGAATCGACAAAAAAGGGCACGAGTATTTGTGGGTGAGATACGAGGACTCAGTCTCTGGAACTGATCTCATCAAGAAGCCAAAGGCGGTTTATGTGGATAAGGTCTACATGGACGGCGATTTCTCCGAGCTTGGAATAGGAACAGGCTGATGCCACGCCCAGACGGACGCATCGAACAGGGCCAGCCGCTGCGCGGTGCTATCTCGGCAAGGGCGTGGAATCGGGCGCAGGACGCAGCTGACCTTGTGCTTGGGGCACATGCGGGCGTGACGGCTGGTGCCGCGCAGCCATTCTCAAACAGGCTTGTTGCGACTGTCCAGGTGCAGATTCCATACAACTTCACAAACGGAATGCCGCCTGGGATGGCCGTGTCAATCAATGGCTCGCAAAGCGAAATTAAGGGTCAGACCACAGGAACCTCCTACTCAGGTATTCTTGCAGTTGAGTATTTGCGTGGTGGGCTGACATACATCGGCAGCTATGACTCAAGCGCTAACGACACGCTTGGAATAACCATCGATGGAAGCTCCGCCGATGCGTTGTCTCTTGTGTGCGTGCCTGTTGTGATTTCAGGTCTGGCTGTTGTCAGGGTGAGGAAGTTTGACGGCTCGCATAAGTTTGCAGTCCGCCCTATCCGACGAATCTCTGAGGCTGGCGTACAGCAACATTTTGGCATCCTTGATTCGCATCCATGCGCGTGCGAGTCAAGTGTCAAGGTTGTGTCGTATGCAGGCAATGCAACGACGTTCACGGACTCAACGAACGCGCCTATCGTCTGGGCTATTGTGATCGTATGACGTGCCAGCAATCGTTCTATCGACTGCCGATCTTGCGGCCAATTGGAACGCAGGACACGGAACGTGCCTCTTGGGAATCGCCGATTAGCGCCGACATTCAGCCTTGGTGGCTGTCGCATCCGTCCTTTCAACCTCCTGATAGCAGCAGATACAAGAGTGACCTGTGGAGCGTTGGTTGGGATGGCGGGCCAACATCTGCAAGCGTTGTTTTCCGGAAAGGGTATGGCGGCTACACGTTCACAAGCGACGCTCAGCCTCGTGATCCAGATGCTTACTGCCCGTGCAACGCAAACTGCCTGACGACGCTGGTAATTGCGCGAAGAGCAACCGAAGTGCAAGCCCCACAAACGCGCGCGGTTGATGAGGCAGCCGACGGCGTCGTGACGGTAAAGGCGTTTTTCTACAACAAGGATAACCCAACGCAGAGGTTAGACGGCATTTTCTTGCGAATGAAAACTTTAGTTGTTCCATTCCTCGTAAAAGCAATATCTGACAGCATCCCAAGCTATTTCAGCGAAGACAGGACTAGCCAGCTGGGGTTGTTTTCTCAAGGCGTTGATTCGCATTCATTCTTCGTGCGAGGCAAGCCGTCTGCGATCATGTCGTACTCAGACGATTCAAGTCTCTATAACCATCGCGCATCAATGCAATACTTGGGGAGCAATCCTTCGCCCCTCAAAACAGGGCTAACTCGAGGAAGAATCTACCATCAAGCCCTACACACTTTTGAGTTTGGCAGAATTACTGGCGGATCGCTTAATGTGCAAGAGACGCAATGCCAAGTTGATTGCGCTAATCGATATTTGACGCTTGGCATGGATCGCGACTCCGCTTTTGCGTGCGTTGGATCAAAGCCAGTGAATGACGTTGGTTTGTATCAAGGCTATGGAGACTACTACGGACCATACAGAGATATGTGGAACGGGTTCATACCACGAGTGTTTTTCAGTCCCATAGCCATCAATACAAATGAGTACGCGGATGATCGGTATCGTCAGCCGGTAGATTGCCTTGACAGGCATCCTCTGAGATTTGAAATTGAAGTCACGCAATCATCAAAAACCCTTTTGCTTGACTCAGACTCTCGATCTGGCCCGCCTGTAGATATTCTGCTTCCTAGTTTGACTGCCATACCGTTTGAAGGCAGAGAAGTTCACGACATACGCGCTAGGGTAGCAACCAGCACGCAAGCATCTAGATCAGCATCGCTTGCGGCGCATGAGCAATATTGCTTTTTTACAGCGATGACTTTTGCGGCGCAATGGAAAGCCGCAGAGGTTTCGTATTGGCCTGCAGCGCAGCCAAAGACGGACATAGCCTTGCCAATTGGTTCTACTGCGTGCAACAACGGAATCAATGCGTTAATGACTGTATCGCTGACGCATGACGCGGCTGAGAAAGCACTTTCCGAAAACAAAACGGTCGCTGCCGTTGCTGCATTGAGGGAGACGTTGCGGAACCAACAAGGCACTGTTCCTCGATGGCCGGACGCTGTTCCTCTAGGCAGACAAGTTGCTGGCTTGCCATCATTGCCAGCCAACTTTGACTCAATGTTTGATGAGTACGGCAGGTCAAAATACAACTGGTATTTAGGCGACACAGAAGTCACTTCGTTTAGTGGTAAAAAGCTCGGTCATTTCGGTGATCTGAGCGTACAGCTAAAGCAACAAACGTCAGACGGAACGCCAACTCCTTCCCAGTGGAGTGGAGTTATCACGTCAAATGCAAGAACGCCAGCAGCAACTACAGGGGCTGACCCGCAAACTTACACCACCACATTTTCGCTTTACACAAGTGACGTGTTGTGGCCCGAGTGGAATCAAAAGCTGTACGTAGCCGACCCGCTTGTGTACGACTGGAACATATTGTGGTCACTTTCAGACATTGACAGCACAGAATTTGGTTCAGATGGTGTTGTCAGGCCATACAAGCCGTTTAACAACAGAAACGCAATCAGAAGTTTTGTTACTGACGAAGTCGTTCTAGGTTTTAGGATCGGCGAAGACTTCACGCGGTATCACTTTGTCGATGAGCATGAGGCTACCAAGCAAAGCGATGCTGATCTCAAAGGAATACCTCCTGGGCCAGATATAAAAGGCAAGCCATTCACGCAGCGTTGGACGGAGGCAAAGGCCAAGTTTAAGCAGGACGTTGTCGATTTGTGGACGAAGTGTGCGAACTTCAGTGAGTCAGTGCAGGTGACGATGTACTCGGAACTGCGATCACTTGAGGCTCGCGCTCAATTTGTTCACAACTCAGCGAGTTACAACGCCACGTCGCCTCTGCGTGCAACTGGCGAAACAGTCCCAGCGCCTTACCCTGAATGGAATCTCCAGCATTGGTTTGGCCGCAGCGGCACATCCGTTTATGGTTCAAGTGAAAACGGAGTCGCGACCGCAGACGATCCGATGCTGCGGATTGGTTTGCTTGGCAACGTATGCGACGTGACAGAGGTTGACGTGTACGCAGCTGATGTCTCGTTTGGTGAGCCTACCGAAGTGCTGGTCGAAGGAGAGTTATGGAGAAATTACGAAGGGCTCAGGAAAACTCCGCATACCCGCAAATATTCGGTTCCATGCACTGTCACATTTTTTACGACCAAGAAAACGCCAACAAAAGTCATCAAAATCTATCGCGCAATCGGCGACCCTCAGTTGAACCTGAGCGAATTCAAGATTTCCTCCGACACAGGCGAGTTGTACCAGTGGTTGCCGTCAATTGATCGAGGCAACAAGGCGAGGCATGGGATCACTTCGTATTCCGCTTCGTGGGTTTGATCTCGCCTCGCCATCCGCTTGACACGCCTGCCACCCTAGTGGCATGGGACGCACCAAGCCATCAGCAAAGCCAGCAGCGGTGATCCTGCCGCCCGACCTCGACGACGACGATGAGCACGCCGGCGGCGGCATCCCCGACGACGACGGGTGGATACACCTTGAAGGGAAGGAGCCCAAGCGTGAAGACGAAAAGTCGAAGCGGCGGCCTGCTCGAGGACGTGCGAAAGGCAGTAAGTGACGCCCGGCACGGGCCTGCGACTTGGTACGAGCGGCTGGCACACGAGCACCGTGCAGAACTGGACGCCATCAAAGCAGAGTGGACGGCTGGCGAACTCGGCAGCCGCAAGAAGACCGTGGCAAGAGCACTAGCCGAGAATATGCGTGTCCGTGGCATCTCTGACGTTGGCATGCAGGGAGTAATTGCATGGCTCGAAAAAGCTTGAGAGACGATGTCGCTCGAGATGTTGCCAAGGATCAGGTGTCAAAGGCTGCTGCCGCCAACCCTGACGCTGAACAGGTGACGCAGTCGCGGTCTGGCGACGTGCTTGAGGCACGCTCAACGTCCAAGCGAATCAAGACAGTCGAGGACTTGCTGCGGCACATTGAGGCGGACATGAGCCGCTTTGAGATTGCAGCGAGCGAGGCGACGAAGTGGGAATGCGGCGACGGCGACGGTTCATCGATTGAACTGCACCGTGTGTTCGTCAGGCTCAAGCCAAAGGGTGGGCCGACGACACGCGAGGTGGTGCAGGCGATGATTGACGCCGCCCGCAAGGACATCCGAAAGCCTTTGACCAAGTCTGTCAAAGCACCAAAACGTGACGCACCGTGGCAAGTTGTAGTTGTTGCCGATCCGCACTTCGGGAAATACGCATGGGGCAAGACGACCGGCGGCGATGACTACGACCTTGACATCGCCGCCAGCCTGGTGGGCGACACTGGCACGCAGCTGCTGGCTACCGGCGACACGCACAAGCCAGCGAGACGCACGATTGCCTTCGTTGGCGACCTCTTCCATTACGACCGACCGGACGGAAGTACCACAAGTGGTACACCGCTGGAGCGTGACGGGCGGCTTCAGAAGATGATTGCAGTCGGATGCGACACGCTTTTGTCTCTTGTGCGGCAGTCCGCCGAGACGGTGCCTACTGACGTGGTGATCGTTAATGGCAACCACGACGAGGTGCTGTCGTGGACGTTCCAGCGAATCATGCAGGAGCGCTTTCGCGGGTCTAAGTCTGTGTCTGTCAAGGCAGATTTCACAGGGCGGCAGTACCTGACGCACGGGCGGAATCTGTTGGGCTTTGTTCACGGACATCGAGCAAAGAAGAAGCTGCCGCAGATCATGGCGTTGGAAGCGTCACGCCAGTGGAGCGAGTGCCCATACCGCGAGTGGCACACAGGGCACTTTCACTCGCAGGCTGCTGAATGGCAGCGACCAATTGAGACGCTTGACGGCGTCATCGTCAGGACGGCGCCGGCACTTTGCCCGCCAGACGATTGGCACAGCGTCAACGGATTCATCGGCTCTCGGCAAGCAATGGAGACCTTTCTGTACGACCCTGCTGGCGGGCTTTCCTCAATGCACGTTGCAGGAGTGCTGACTAGTTGACGCATGGGCTACGACTTGAGTGACGACATCACTCGCCGCAGACGTGGCACGACTTCTAATTGGAAGGAAAAAGATGCAAGGATTTATTACGGATTTGCAGGACACCAACGCACAACTCCGAGCAGCCGTAGAGACCCGCCTAGCCGGTGGCTGCTGCGACGGTGGCAAGTGCCAGCCGGCGGACGACGCACCCGAGCGGTGGCGTGTGGCAGCACAAGCCAGCGCCGAGAAGTACCACGCCGAGCGAGCCGAGCCCGATGAGCAGATCCCGGTTGATTGGATTCTGCAAGGACAGAAGGAAATGGACGCAGCACCGGACGACATCCGCTGGACGGGTGACAGCATCCTTGCCAAGGATCACGACGACGTCAGTCCTGCCGAGAGATTGCTGATGGATGCCATTGACGTCGTGCGTGACCGACGACCGAAGTACGGCGGGCCGAAGCACCACTTCCGTCGCACCATCGGGATGATCAACGCCGCTTTCGCCGACGTGCTGAAGCGTCCGCTGACTGAAAGCGATTGGGCAATATTCATGACGTTCGACAAGGTGGCACGATTCCTCGGGCCAAACAAGACGGCAGACGGGCCAATCGATCTTGCTGGCTACGCAGCCTGCCTCGCCGAGTGCGAGTCGGCAGAGCCGGTCTAGTTTGCCGCCCGCCCCGCCTAGTCTGACGGGATGGCAGCAGACCATCCATCCGCCGTCGCCGGGCTCGACGCACAAGTCATGTCGTTCCTGTCGGACGCCCGGCGCACGGCGGCTGACGGTCTGACGTGGCAAGAGTTCGGACGGTTGATGGTCTCTCTGCTGCGTCTCGCCGTGGAGACGCTTGACCGAGTCAAGACGCTTTCCGGTCCAGAGAAGAAGGCTATTGCCATTGCTGCCGTCGCTGCACTCTTCGACACGACGGCGGGCAGCTGCGTGCCGCTGATGGCATATCCAGCGTGGGCAATTCTTCGCCCAGCACTTCGTGCGTTTGTGCTCGCTCTAGCGAGCGGTGCCGTGGAATCCATGATCCCTATGGTGAGGTCGTCAACGTGATCACAGCGTTACTTGTGGCTTTCGCCGTCTATGTCCTTGCCGGTCAACAGATCACCGAGAAGGCGAAGGCGTTCATCGCTACGGCAAAGATGCCGACGATTGACGGCAAGCACGTCGCCGCACTCGCCCTGGTCGTGGCTGCTGCGATTGCGTTCATGCCCGGCCGCTCGAGTAGCCCGACGCCGCAGCCCGTTCCAGTGCCGCCTGATGCGTTCAGCCTGAGAGGCAAGTTCATCGGCCCGACCGCTGCCGAGGATGCTGCGACGATGTCGGCTCTGTGCGGCGAGCTCGCTGAGTGCATCGAGTACGACGGCAAGCACGACCAGCGACTCAAGACCGGCGTTGCGTTCGACGACCTGCGGATTGCCGCCCGAGAGATGCGTTGCAAGGGCGAGAGCATAGGTGCTCGCCAGCCGCAAGTGCGAGACGCCGTACACAAGTTTCTAGACGATTCTGTTGGTTCGTCTGGCGGTCCAGTGACGCCCGAGAGCCGGGCGGCTTGGGTGGCTGCACTACGTGACCTGTCGAGGGCTGCTGCCGATGTCACGCGCTAACCGTTGGTCTGTCGGTGCTGTCACGTTCGTCATTGTGATGGCGATCCTCGGCGTGCTCGTTGAGCGTGCCACCAAGAGAGTCGCCGCACGGATTGATGGGCAGTTCGGATACGTGCCCGATCCTGTCGGGACGCGACAGTTTCTTGCTACCCTCGGTGACGAGAAGTATTTCTTTCAGGCTGGTGCCGAGGCAATGGAGCAGGCCAAAGGCATTGACGTCTTTTTGTATCGCCAACTGGATGCCGCACATCGAGCACGCTACGGCAAGCCGTTCGTCGTCGGCAGGCAACTCATCGGTGATTGCGTCAGCTGGGGCGCGATGCACGCTGTCGCCGTCTCGGAGGCTGTGTCGTGGTCGCTTGGCAAACTGCCTGAGCCGCCACTGATGCCAGCAACAGAAGCGTTGTACGGTGGAGCCAGGGTAGAAGCCCGCAATAAGCCTGGCGACGGTGCCCAGCCCTACGGCGGATTTTCAGACGGTGCGACCGGCTTCGGTGCTGCCAAGTTCCTGCGTGAGTTTGGAGTCGTCTATCGCCAGAAGTATCCGTCTGCGGATCTCACTGAGTATTCGGGCGAGCGTGCCCGCCAGTGGGGAGCCTACGGCTGCGGTGGTCAGGGTGACGCGGGCCGATTGGATGCCGAGGCAAAGAAGCATCCGCTGCGGCATGTGGTCGCCGTTCGCTCTTGGGCTGAACTTGCGGCAGCGTTGGAGTCAGGATATCCCGTGACGCTGGCGAGCTCGCAGGGCTTCACTTCGACACGCAGTAAGGAGGGCATCTGCGAGGCTTCTGGGACATGGCAACATCAGATGTGTGCCATAGGAATCCGCCACAAAAAGAACGGGGCACCGGATGACTTGTGCCTCGTGCTCAATAGCTGGGGACCGAATTGGTGCGGACCGAAAGAAAGCAAGTTCCCGAGCGACCAGCCTGACGGATCGTTCTGGGCACGCCGCAGCGTCATTGAAGGGATGCTTGAAGACGCATGGGCCATAGGCGACACGGCGGGCTTCAAATACCGAGACATTCACCACGGAAATTGGCTCTCGCCTTCACCAAACTAGGAGACACGCATGGGACTGCTTCTGTGGATTGCATTCGGTGCCGTCGTCGGCGGCATCGCCAAGTGGTTGATGCCCGGTCGCTGCCCTCAAGGCTGGGTGCCCACCATCGGACTCGGCATCATCGGCTCTCTCGCTGGTGGTCTGCCGTTCGGGGACGCTCCCGCCGGGCTCATCGGCAGCGTGATCGGTGCCTGCGTTGTGATGTTTTTCTACTCGATCTGGAGCGTTGACCGATGACACGACGAGAAATCCAATCCGCTCTGGTCGTCGGCCTGGTCGCCGTGGCTCTGACTTGGTGGGCCGCCACCAGCGACTACAGCCCGGTTAAGCCAGAACCGCAGCGTCCCGTCCTGCGGCTTATCCAGCGGCTCGCCCGCCTCGGACTCTGGGCAATGATGTTCGCCGAGCAGCCGCCATCCGAGCAGGCGTACGTCGTCCACGCTCGCGTAGACGCCGATGGGAACCGAGTCCTCAACCACGGGCAAGGGTGGTAATCATGTGGCAGTACATCCTCTCGGTGCTTGCGGCCCTGTCCGCTGACCCTGCCCAGATCGACCGTGAGGCACCTAGAGCCTCGGCGGCGGTCTCGGCAGCGTATGCCACCACGGCGACTGAGAAGGCGCCAGAGCCCTTGCCAGAGCCTCCTAGGCCCAGCTGCTGTACCGAGTGCGGCGGCAAGGGATACATCACCCACGGCGACGGGCACCGGACTGCTTGCCCGTGCCCATCGTCCTGCAAGTGCAAAACCCCGCCCGGCGCGTCGCTCACGCCTGTTTCATCTGCTCTGCCTGCGGGCGGGAGGTGACGGTGGGCGACGCGCCGGCTGGGATGCTGGCGCACTTGCGTGGCCGGCTGCGAGCAGAGATCGGACCTCAAGCCGTCAAGGCTGGCAGGGCGTTCGATGAGTTCGTAGACGCCATCTGCCGCTGCTGGAACGCAGAGCATTGGACGAAGCTGGCGAGGACTCAGCCAGAATCGCAGATGCTTGCCGTGATGGACGCCAAGGTGCTCATCGCCAAGGTTGGCGAGGACGTCGAAGCCATGTGGGGATCGTCGCCGGAACTGCGAACGCTCTACGCTGACGTCGGGCACCAGGCTGTCGAGGTGTTTGCTCGCCTCTGGTTTGAGTCAATGGCGAACCGTACGTGGATGCGTCAGGCATGCAAGGAAGCCCGACGAACTTGACGTCTGTGCAACACTCACCGCATGGGCGAGGTACAGCGTTCATTCATGACCGACGATGATTTGCCGCCAGCAAAAGGCAAGCGACGCCGCATGCCCGAGAGGTTGACGCCACCCATGCGGAAGTTCCTGACGAAGCTGGCGAGGATCGGTGCTCGGGTCACTTGGTGCATCGAGTTGCTTTACGATCCCAGCAAGGGAGGGCAGGGCGAGTTGTCAGACAGAGCCAGGGCGGGAGACCATACGCTCGTCCTCGACACTGTCCGCGAGGTGGAATATCGAGCGTCGCAGCTGGCCGAGGACATAGAAATATTCATGACGCCACCGGAAAAGCTGCCTTCTGAACCGGGCAAGCCAGCCAGGGTGGAAGCGATGGCGAGACGGCAGGCGGCGAAGCTGCACATCTTTGACTGATCGTATCGGCAAACGTACACATTTTGTGGTTTTTGCAACACGTTTGGGGCAAGTGTCGCTACACGTAACATGACGGTTCGTGCGACTAGGTGTGCAGTCGCTCCATCAGCTTGCGGAGCGCGACAACGCCGGGATCGTCTTTGCCTAAGTGGTCGTCTGCCCAATCTGCGACGATCTCAATCGCCGTCCGATTTTCGTCGGTGAGCGTGGGTGCCCGGTTCCACTTCACTCGCTCCTCGATCATGGCGGAAGCCAACTCATACGCCCGTGTAGCGAGAGTGGTGTCTCCGAGGTCGCCAAGCGATTGGTCCGCCAGCAGCCCCGTCAACGCCGCAGCGGCGAACGTGTCGCGGTCAGTCATCTAGCAGCCCCGGCCTTTCTCTGAGCATCTCGCGAATCCCCTCGAGGTGCCGTCGCGTCTCCTCGCTTGGTTCGCCGTGCTTGAGGATGCTGCGGCAGTGCTGATCGACCGCCCAGATCGCCGACTTGGCGTCGCGCCCCTGCATGGCAGCGTCGAACTCGGCCTGTTCGTCTGGCAATCGGAAGCGGAGGATGGCGTGCATTTTCGTGTTTCGCGAATGTGGAACGCCCGATTGTGGCGCAAGCGTCAAATGTTAGGGAATGTCGGCTCAAATGCTTTAGGGGCAGACGTTTCGTCACATTGACAGAGTTGGTCAAGGATTTGGGTCTTCGTTCCTTGCGTCCAAATCCAGCTTCGGCAGGTAGTCCAGCGCCCTTTTCGCCTGCGTGATTCTCGGGTCTAGGTAGTGCTGCCGCGTCATTTCCGGCGATGCGTGCCCGAGGTGCTCTGTAGCGTCACCGCCGCCAAGTGCCACGTAGCTGGCCGACGACTTCCGCAGCCTGTGAAAGCCCGTGCCACGCACACCAGCCCGCCGGCACAGCAGCCTCAGGCTGGGCCAAAGCGAGTGGTACGCTCGATCCCAACGCCACACCAGAGCCTCGGGCGGGCCTGCCTGCATCCGCATCATGTCAGCCAAGTCTGGCGTGATGGCTCGCTGGATGTCGGTGCAGCGTCCCTTTCGCGTCTCGGCTCTAAACAGGAGCGTCTGCCCGTCTAGGTCAACATCCTGCCAACGAATCTCAAGCAGTGGAGAAATACGTTCGCCGCTGCACCAAGCAGCGTAAATAATCGTGCTCCACCACCAAGCGGCTGGCTTGCCGTCAATGTGCCCTATCCGCTGCTTCGCCAGCCGGATGAGCCGCGAGACCTCATCGACTGTGTACGCCTGCGGAGCGTGGCGAATCTTCCGCATCCGTGGCAGGGATAGGAACTCAACGTCTGTGCCGTCTGAACGCTTCAGACGCTTCTTACCGGCCCAGTTAGCCAAAGCTGTCAGTTGGGACTTGTCCTTGGCTACCGAGGCGGCAGAGGGCTTGCCACGCTTCCGTGGAGTGGCTGCACGCCAGCGGAGGAATCCGGCGACGACCAAGTCGTCGATGTCGTCAATCGTCGGCTCGTGCTTGAGGAACTCGGCAAAGCGGTCAAGCGTGTGCCCGTAGAGCACCACCGTTCTGTCAGTCAGGTTTTGAAGAATCGCGTATCGGTTCAGCACATCTCTCAGCGTCATTGTTGTCGTCCTTCTCGTGTAGAAGGGCATAGTATACAGCGGTGTACAGGTGTACAAGGGGGGTAGTCCCGCCCTCTCCGCTAAACATCCGCCCGGTAGCCATCCTAAAGCTGCCGGGCGGGCCGGGCAACGAGCGGGACGGGAATCGGTGAGGACTGGAAATCTTGCGTTAGTTTGACCAACTATCGGTTGGTGGTAGTATCTGAGGAATGGTCAGCATGTCTCACAACATCGACGGCATCGAGTACCTCACGATTGCGGAGGCCGTTGACTACATGGGCTGCACCGATGGCTGGGTGCGGATTCTGCTGCGAACCAAGAAACTTCGCGGCAAGCAAATCGGGCAGCGGCTCTGGCTCGTTACCCGAGAGAGTGCGTCTGAAATGCGTGACAACCTCACGACTAGGGCGAAGGGGAAAAAGCACCTCGCCAAGCGGCCTGCTGCATCTAGGCAAAAGCCCAAGAAAGCAGTTCGGCGCAAGAAGTAGCGTTTCTCTCGGGAAAAAAGCACCTGCAAAAATCTTTTCTAACGCACTTGCAGCCTAACTACCGATAGCTATACTGTGGGCATGCGAGCGAATGAGACTCGCGGATGACGAACCGGAGACGAAACGATGAAGACCAAGGGCAACACGACCGGCATCAACAGGCAAGAAATGTCCCGCCGCGCCGAATCAATACGGTTCGCGTTGCAAAAACTCTCAAGCACTCTTGATGGCTTGATGGACGACGTTGGCGGCGAAGAAGGACTGCCGGACGCTTACGAAACCCTGCACGATGTTCAGTCCGACATTGACCGTTGTTGTGACAGCCTGCTCAATCGGTTTGCGCTGTAGCGATCCACAGCCACCACGCCCGCTGGCAATCTCGCCAGCGGGCTCAAGGATTCTTCCGGCCACGGAGGGCCACGCGATGCGACGCCACATAGACCGACTCATTCAAGCGTTGGTCTTCATCCGCCTCGGGCAGCAGCTCGGCACTGATTCGGATCTCGCTCAGTCGGTCGCTCACAGCATTGACTTTGTGGTTTCAACGCTCTCCCGATTTCTCTCTTGACGAACTACCGATAGTTATTAGCCTACCTACCGCTATCAGAACAACGCAGCCACTACTGCACACGGTTTCTAGTCCCCGCATTTTGTTCACCAGCCAGTTGACTCACCTGAACAGCCGTATATCTTTGCCCTCAACACGAAGGAGATGACCGACATGGACGCACATCACGCTGAGTACGCAGGAGCAATCGCAGGAATGGCTGAAACATACGGACGAAAGCAAGTAGTCGCCGTTGGCGATTTTGTCTCGGGCTTGACCGCAGAGCGACGTTGGAGCGGTCACGTACAGGCAGTCGAAGGCGACCGCATGGTTGTGGACGTTGACGGTGCTTGGCTATCGGTCAGCACGCAGGACATCACGCACTAGACGCACAGGAACGCTCGCCAGCAGGACGCAGCGAGCGGAAAGGAGTGGCGACGGAGTCGCCAGCAGCAAGGACGCACCAACCACCCGCCGAGCAGGACGCAGAGCGGGCATTTTTCACACGAAAGGACACGAAGGATGAGCACGGAAATCAGCACGCACACGCAGCCGCGAGGGCTTGCGTTGCAGTCGGTCACGGACGCCATGAAGTTCAGCGAGACGGTAGCCAATTCGGACTTTGCCCCCAAGGATTTTCGGGGCAAGCCAGCCAGTTGCATGCTGGCGATCCAGTGCGGTGCAGAGATCGGGCTGGCCCCGCTTCAGTCGTTGCAGAGCATCGCCGTCGTGAACGGCAGGCCCAGCGTCTACGGTGACGCCGCCCTGGCTGTCTGCAAGGCCAGCAACGTCTGTGAGTACGTCACCGAGAGCATTGACGGAGACGGTGAGCAGATGGTCGCCACATGCACGGCGAAGCGTCGAGGCTACCCGCAGCCGACCGTGGTCAAGTTCTCGGTTGCAGATGCCAAGAAGGCGAGTCTGTGGGGCAAGAGCGGCCCGTGGAGCCAGTATCCACGCCGCATGCTCCAGATGCGGGCGAGGGGCTTTGCCCTGCGTGACGCCTTCCCTGACGTTCTCAAGGGGCTTGTGACCGCAGAGGAAGCCCAAGACTACCCGCAGCCTGTTGTGGCGTCAGAACCCGTCGTGGTGCGTCCCAAGTTTGACGACCGGCCCGCTGGTGGCGTCATCAAGCTGAAGGCTTCGCCTTCCGAGCCGCAGGAGTTCTCAGCCGTTGAGAAGGCAAGGCTCGCCGTAAGTCGTGCCGCAACGCTTGAGAGGTGCGATGCGCTGCGAAAGACGACGACAGAGCGGCTTGCTGACGGCACGTTCACCCAGGCCGAGCACGACGAGATCGTGGGCCTGCTGGTCACAAAGGCGGAGATGCTGATTGGAAGCGAGGTGCCCGCATGAGCACGTTTCGCAAGGACTTTGAGACCGTCGAGGAAATGAGGGCGCGGCTTGCACGCGAAGACCAGGCCGAGCCGCTCACGGTGGAGACGGATCTCGGAAAGGTGCTGGACGACCCAATGATTCCACCGCTTGTGATTAAGCCTGGAAGGATGAACGCGAGCCTCGCCTACAAGCGCGGTCGTGAGGACGAATACATTGACCGGATGCGCAGCAAATACGGCGGCGAATGGTGAATTTGCGACCGGCACGCCATTGCCGTAGCGGCTACGCATCGGAGCCGCATTGGCCGCCAGTTGAGCACTCAAGAGGCGTTGTATCAGTGCAGTGGAGGCCGGTTCTCCGACAGGTATCTCCACCGTCAGCGGCACGAAACGCCGCCAATACAAGGAGGTTGGCATGCAAGAAAAACACGCTTTGAGGTACGCCACGCGGGACGAGTTGCTGCGCAGCTTTGGCTTTCGATCCTACAAGCAGTACCTCAAGTCGGATGAGTGGTCACAGATTCGTGGCGAAGTGTTTGCAGAGTACAGCGAGTGCATTTGCTGCGAACACAAAGCGCAGGTTGTGCATCACGTCCGCTACGACTCGGCAACGCTGCTTGGCGTACATCGACTGCACTTGGCTCCGTTATGCCACAAGTGTCACGAAGCCATTGAGATCCAAGACGACGGCGATAAGGGCTCAATGGCTCGCGCGAATACGTTGATGTTTGAGATGGCGCGACGTAAAGACGCGAAGCAAACGTGGCTACAGCGGTTTTACAAAGAACGAAAGCCGTGGAAGAGCAAGTCTGGCATTGACGCCGGTGCAAAAAGATCTGCGTGGCGACGCAAGCAGGAAGAAAAGACAGAGCCTCCGCGTGATTACTCGGGCGTGTTCTGGATTAAGGCAAGGAGGCGTTGAGCATGACCCGCCCCCACTACATCACGCCCGACATTGAGGACACGCTGCCGCTATTTCGCCGCACCGATCCGGTGACGAGCAAGGCCGCAGCCGCCAGCATCAAGACGTTCCAGGGCGAGCACCACGCGGCGATCCTTGAGGCGCTTTCGCACGGGCCGGCTGGGGCAAGCGGCATCGCTGCTCGATGCGGGCTGCTCGGGCATCAAGTCAATAAGCGACTCGGAGAACTTGCAAGGGCTGGCAGGATCGTGGAGACGGGCAGGACGGTTAAGAGTGCGAGCGGCAGGGGCGAAAGGGAATGGAAAGGAATCCAAAATGGCTAAGTCACCGGGATTCTGGTTCTTCACTGGCGATTGGATGAAAGACCCAGAGCTAAGATTTTGCTCGCTTTTTGCTCGAGGTTTGCTTGTCGATTTGCTTTGCATCTTGTTTGAAGCAAACGAGCAGGGATACGCAAGCAACCCAGACGGCACGCCTCGTACAAACGAGCAGATTGCTGACGCCGTCGCTGGCGGATCTCGGGAACAAAAGCTGTCCGCTTTGGCTGAACTTGAGCGAAGTGGCGTTCTTTCCCGCGATTCTCGCGGTGTTTTGTACAGCCGACGCATTTCTAGGCTGGCTGAACTCAGCGCCGCCCGCAAGCAAAGCGGAAGCAAAGGGGGTAGCAAAACTCAAGCAAAACCAAAGCAAACGACCAAGCAAAACAGGGGGGTTTCGGTTTCTGTTTCGGATTCTGTTTCGGATTCGTTCTTAGAAGAAACACACACACTACACAGCGCCGGCGACGGCTTTCGCCAACCGGGATGGGCGGCAGACGAGTGGGATCGCTTTGCAGCCGTCTGGAACGCCACAGAACGGGCGACGCCGTGGACGTCGCTAATGGCACCCTCGTCGTGGGTAGACCTCGCAGCGGCTCCAGGATGGCTCGACAGGGCACATGAGGCGCTGGCCCGTCTGCCTCGCTGCCAGTGGTTCGGCGATCCGGTCGCTGTCACCAGATTCTTTGAATACGTGGACCGGATTTTGGCCGGCGAGTTCGACCACGCCAAGCAGGACGTCAGGCGGAAGGTACGGCAACCAACGGGAGGGAACCTGTGAGAACTTGGGAGCAGAACAAGACGAGCATCAACCAACTCTGGCCGACGTGTTCGTTCACCGACGAGGAGAAGCGTCTGTGGGGCGATGACCTTGGAAGCCTTGACCAAGACGTGCTGTACGACGCGATCCGCAACGTGAAGCGAAGCCGCGACACGCAGTGGCCGCAACTGAAGTGGATGCTTGATGCGTACCGTGAGCTTTCGCACGCCAAGCGGCAGGCGAAGACACACAGCAAGGCACCAGAGCCTCGCGTTGGAGTCAACGTCAACGAGGACGAGAACAGCCGCCTGGCTGACGACTTCATTGCGTACATCGATTCGGCGGCACCGGCTGACTACCAAGACATCCACGACCGCGTGCTTGACAAGCTTTTGAAGATGCACAGCCGCACAGCGTTGCGGATCATCGCTTACGCCAAGAAGCGACTGCTCGGCGAAGGACCGAAATTCGGACGAGTGGACGACAACGGCGACATCACGCCATTCGGATTTGGAGGTGCATCATGACCACAGCAACAGAACGCCAGCCCCTCACGCCACGCCAGCAGGACGTCCTCAACTGGATTTCCGGCTACATCGACGTCCACGGGTACAGCCCGACCATTCGTCAGATCGGCCACGCATTTGAGTGGACGACCAACGGCGTCATGTGCCACTTGCGGCCCATGCGGCGTAAGGGCTGGATTACGTGGCAGGACGGCGAGGCTCGCACCATCCGCGTGATCGGCGGTGACGCATGAAACCCGAGTGGCACTACCTTCCGCCACCGCTCGATGTCGTCCAGGCGTTGATGCAGCGTGCGTGGGACGACGACATCAGCGACGACGACCGGATTCTGCTCGAGACGGCTGCGAAGACGCTGGAAGTCACGCTTGACCGTTGCATCAGGCTGGCAAGCGTGATTGAGCGCACGGAGGTGGGGCTGTGAGGTTTGGCGAACTGTTCGCAGGGATTGGGGGCTTTTCGCTCGGACTTGAGCGGGCCGGAATGAAGTGTGCTTGGCAAGTGGAGATTGACCCGTATGCAAGAGCAGTCCTCAAAAAGCACTGGCCCGACGTGCCAAAGCACGACGACGTGCGAACCTTCCCACCAACACACACACACACACACACACACACACAGGATTTCAGCGTCGATCTCATCTGCGGTGGCTTCCCCTGCCAAGACATCAGCGTTGCTGGAAAGGGAGCAGGACTCGCAGGCGAGAGGTCCGGTCTTTGGAACGATTTTGCTCGGATCATTCGCACAGTTCGGCCCAGATGGGTGGTCATCGAAAACGTGCCAGCTCTCACTGCTAGAGGGCTCGGAACCGTTCTCGGAGACTTGGCCGAAATCGGGTTTGATGCGGAATGGCATTGCATACCGGCTTCAGCCGTTGGTGCGCCGCACAGACGAGAACGAATCTGGATTGTGGCGAACTCCTGCGGCTCGGGAGCCTGGCATTCGTGTGGAGATGCTGACGGCTTCAGCAACGGGAACTCTTGGGGGAAACAACAGGTATTTCCACCGAGAGACGGGAAAGCTCAAGCAGATCGGATTGTCTCAGCAAGTGGCGATGCGGTTGATGTGGCCGACGCCGACGGCGCGTCAAATGCCATGCGAAGGCATTGTGCGGATGTGTCGGGAGAAGTTTGTTGCGGGCGAGGCAACACTAGAGGAGGCGAGCGCCATAGCGGGCAGGGATGTGAGGGATGCTCAAGGCAAAGTGCCTGCGATGTATCCGACGCCGACACACATGGGCCATCACTCAGGCGGCCGGATGAACGAGTGGGGCGGCAGCGGAAGTCGCAGCAAGTTGCACCAGATGGTGCAGGATGGGCATCTGACTTTACAGGACATGAATGGGCAACTGAACCCAACGTGGGTCGAGTGGCTCATGGGATTCCCAGCCGAGTGGACCGCCTTAGATGCCTCGGCAACGCCGTCGTCCCGCAAGTCGTCGAAGTCATCGGCAGGGCGATCCTTGCAGCGGAAGCGAGGATGACCGCATGACCACCGAAAACCTCGCCATGTTGGCCGTTGGACAAATCATCGCTGCGGGAATGTTTTCCCTCGGCGTGTTGGTTGGAAGTTCTCTACGAAAGGAATCAAAGGATGACAATGACGAAGGAACGAAAGAAGAAAGCGAGTGGCATAAGCCTCGCGGCGTCGGAATTGAAGGCGGCGCTTTCAGCCGT